TGCTGGTATGACGAGGCGGCCAACGACAAGGACACCCTGAAGGCGGGCAAGCTGTCGATTGACTACGACTACACGCCCGTGCCGCCGCTGGAAGATTTAACCCTGCGCCAGCGTATTACCGACTCCTATCTGGCGAACTTCGCCGCGTCCGTTAACAGCTGAGGACTGAAAAATGGCACTGCCAAGAAAACTCAAGGGGATGAACCTCTTTAACGACTCAAACAGCTATCAGGGCGTCGTGACCAGCGTCACGCTGCCGAAGCTGAGCCGCAAGCTTGACCCGTTCCGGGGCGGCGGCATGAGCGGCGCGGCGCATATTGATATGGGCCTGGACGACGACGCGCTGGATATCGAATGGAGCATCGGCGGTATTGACGAGCTGGTGCTGACGCAGTGGGGCGCAACGTCCGTGCCGCTGCGCTTTACCGGCTCTTACCAGCGCGACGACACCGGCGAGGAAATCGCGGTGGAGATTGAGGTGCGCGGCAAGCATCAGGCGTTTGATTTTGGCGAGGCCAAACAGGGCGAGGATACCGAAACCAAAATCACCACCAAATGCACCTATTACAAGATGACCTTTAACGGCAAGGAGCTGATTGAAATCGACACCATCAACATGGTGGAGAAGGTCAACGGCACCGACCGGCTGGAGCAGCGCCGTAAAAATATCGGCCTCGTTTAACCCTTAAGCCAGCGCCCGGTGCTGGCCTTATCCCCTTTTACAGAGAGAGTAGTCATGGAAAACAAAGAAAACATCGTTACCCTGGAAACCCCGGTTATGCGCGGCGAGCAGGTAATCAATACCGTTGAGGTGATTAAGCCCAATTCCGGCGCGCTGCGCGGCACCCGCCTGGCCGACCTTGCAGGCTCGGACGTGGATGCGCTGATTACCGTACTGCCGCGCATTACGCTGCCCGCCCTGACAAAAGCGGAATGCCTGAACCTCGACCCGGCGGATTTGATTACGCTGGCCGGTAAGGTGATTGGTTTTTTGTCGCCGAAGTCGGACGAGTAAGCTGGCCCAAAGCGCTGACCGTTAACGAGCTGATGGCGGACATAGCCACCGTGTTTCACTGGCCGCCGTCTGAAATGTACGCCATGCCGCTGGCCGAGCTTATCGACTGGCGGCACAAGGCTGTCGTGCGCAGCGGAGTAAAGACCGATGAATAACCTTAAGTTGCAGGTGCTGCTGAAGGCGGTGGATCAGGCGACGCGGCCCTTTAAGGCTATCCAGAACCAGACCAAGGCGCTGGCGGGCGGCATCCGCGACGCGCAAAGCAGTCTGAAGGAACTGGACGCGCAGGCGGCGAAGATTGACGGCTTTCGCAAATCAAGCGCACAGCTGGCCGTCACGCAGCAGAGCCTGAAGGACGCGAAGGCGGAAGCGGCCGCGCTGGCCGTGGCCTTTAAAAATACCGAAAAGCCCACCACGGCGCAGGCCCGCGCGCTGGAAAAAGCCCGGCAGGCGACCAGCGAGCTGCAGACCAAAAGCAACGGCCTGCGCCTGTCGGTGCAGCAGCAGCGCGAGGCGCTGAACGCCGCCGGGATCTCCACCAAAAGCCTCGGCAGCGAGCAGCAGCGGCTGAAAACCGCCGCCGCCCAGGCAACCGTCAGCCTGAGCCGTCAGAAAATGGAGCTGCAGCGCCTGAATCAGCAGCAGGAGCGGCTTAACCAGACCGGCGAGCGCTACCGTAAAGGCCAGGAGTTGTCGGCAAAAATGCGCAACGTCGGCGCGGCCGGTGTCGGTGCCGCCACGGTCGGCGCGGTCGCTGCCTCTTCTGTCCTGCGCCCCGGCTACGACTTTGCGCTGGCTAACTCCACGCTACAGGCGACGCTCGGCCTTGACAAAAACTCCGCTGACTTCCAGTCGCTGCGCACCCAGGCGCGCAGCATCGGCGACAACACGGCGGCCTCGGCCAACGACGCCGCGCAGGCGCAAATTGTTATCGCCAAATCGGGCGCGAACGTTGACGACATTAAGGCGGCCACGCCGGTAACGCTGAATATGTCGCTGGCGAACAACCGCACGATGGAGGAAAGCGCCGAGCTTTTAATGAGCACCAAAAACGCGTTCGGACTGGCTAACAGCGAGGTCGCGCACCTGGGCGACGTGATATCCGCGACGCTCAACAAAACCGCGACCAAATTCGACGACCTGAGCGACGCCATGCCCTACGTCGCGTCGGTGGCGAAAAATGCGAAGGTAAGCGCCGAGCAGACGGCGGCCATGATTGGCGCGCTGGCAAATAACGGTACTACCGGCAGCATGGCCGGTACGGGCATTCGTGCCATGCTGCTGCGCGTGCAGGGGCCGACCGGCGAGGCGTTCAAGGCAATAAAAGAGCTGGGCGTAAAGACCGCCGACGGCAAGGGCAACCTGCGGCCGTTTTTCACCATCCTGAAGGAGATGCAAAAGTCCTTTGATAAAAACAGGCTCGGCGATACCCAGCAGGCGGAATACCTGAAGACCATCTTCGGCGAGGAGGCCGCGTCGGCAGCCGTCACGCTGATGAAATCCGCCGCCAGCGGTGAGCTGGACAAACTGACGAAAACCTTTCAGGGATCGGACGGCAGCACGGCGAAGCTGGTCAACGTGCAGCAGGACAACCTCGGCGGAGACTTCAAGGAATTGCAGTCGGCCAAGGAGGCTATCGGCACCGATCTGTTTGACGGCCTCGATAAAACCCTGCGCTCGCTGACAAAGCAGACCACGAAATTTTTACTGAACGTGGACGGCTGGATACAGAAAAACCCCGTGCTGGCAAAAGGGCTGACCCTGGCCGCGACGGCGGGCCTGATTTTAGTGGGCGCGATTGGTGCGATTGGTCTGGTCGCCTGGCCGGTTATGACCGGCGTTAATGCGCTTATCGGCGGCGCGGGCCTGCTGCGCACCGCCTTTACCAAGGCGGGCGAGGCTATCGTGACGGAAATGGGGATGATTTCATGGCCGGTTGTGGCCGTGGTGGCCGCCGTGGTGGCAGGGGCGCTGCTTATCCGTAAGTACTGGCAGCCGATTAAGGCATTTATGGGCGGCGTGGCCGAGGGCTTTAAGGCCGCGATAGGGCCAATCAGCGAGGCGTTCGGGCCATTGAAGCCCGTTTTTGACTGGGTAACGGACAAGATAAAGGCCGCCTGGAACTGGTTCAAGAAGCTGCTGGAGCCGGTGAAGTCCACGCAGGCGGAGCTGAAAAGCGCGGGCGATATGGGCAAGAAGTTCGGCAATGCGCTGGCCGAGGGGCTGAAGATACCCGGCAAGGCGCTTGAGCAGCTTACAAACGGCATAAGCTGGATGCTGGAAAAGCTGCACCTCATCGACTCCAAATCCGAAGACCTGAAGGACAAGACGCCGGGAAGCGATCCGAACAATCCGAAGGATAAGCATGACCCGGTCGCGCCCAACGGCCTGCCGTGGAGTTTGGCCGACACTGCCCCGCCTTACAATCCGGTAACGTCACCGGCGGCGGGCGGCTACAGCGACCAGAGCCAGAACAGCTACCAGTATGATATTCACATGCATCCGGGCATGACCAAAGACGACGCGCTGGCGCTGATGGCGGAGCATCAGGCCCGCGAACAACGCAACCGCCAGGCGCAGCAGCGCAGCAAAATGGGATGGGAATAACATGATGATGATTTACGGGCTGCTGCCGTTTATGCGCCAGACGCTGCCCTATTCGGATATGCAGCAAAATATCGACTACCGCTGGCCCACTAACAGCCGCGTCGGGCAGCGGGCGTCGGCGCAGTTTCTCGGCGTGGGCGATGAAAAAATTACCCTGACCGGCGAGCTGCGCCCGGAAGTCACCGGCGGTGCCGTGTCGCTGCTGAGCTTTAAGCTGCTGGCCGACGAGGGCCGGGCGTGGCCGCTGATTGGCGGTAACGGCACCATTTACGGCATGTACGTGACGGAGAATTTTTCGGCCTCGCACAGCGAGTTTTTAAGCAACGGTAGCGCGCTGAAAATCACCTTTACACTGAGCCTGAAGCGCGTTGACGAGTCGTTAACCTCAATGTATGGCGACCTGAAAAAGCAGGCCGACGGGTTGATAAGCGGCGCGGGCAACCTGCCGGGGCAGGTCACGTCGGTAATCAGCCAGGCGAAAACCGTCGTCGCCAGCGCGAGCGCAACCGTGGGCGGGCTGCTGTCATGAGCATCAGCAGCATGGCAATACAGGCGGGCGCGCAGATGGCCCCGGACTTTATGCTGTCGGTAAATTCCAAAGACGTGACGGCCAATATCCGCGACCGGCTTATCTCGCTGACGCTGACCGATAACCGCGGCTTTGAGGCTGACCAGCTCGACCTTGAGCTGGACGACGCCGACGGGCTGCTGGCGATGCCGGTGCGCGGTGCGGTGATTAAGCTTTTCCTCGGCTGGAAGGGGCAGGCGCTGATAGGCAAAGGCGAGTTTACGGTGGATGAAGTGGAGCACCACGGCGCGCCGGACACCATGACTATTCGGGCGCGCAGCGCGGACTTTCGCGGCTCGCTGAATTCCCGGCGTGAGGTGTCTTATCACGATACCACCCTGGGCGAGGTCGTAAAGCAGATAGCGGAGCGCAACAAGCTAAGCCCCGTGCTGGCCGACGGCTTCGCCGCGCAGGCGGTAAGCCATATCGACCAGACGCAGGAAACCGACGCGGCATTCCTGACGCGGCTTGCCACTTTGTACGGCGCGGTGGCGGCGGTAAAAGCCGGAAAGCTGCTGTTTCTGCGTCCGGGCAGCGGCGTGACGGCCAGCGGCAAGCCCATTCCGCAGCTGAACATCACCCGGCAGGACGGCGACCGGCACAGCTTCAGTATTGCTGACCGGGGCGCATATACCGGCGTGTCGGCAAGCTGGCTGCATACCAAAGACCCGAAGCCGAAAAAGGTCAAGGTGAAGCGCAAGCCGAAAGAGAAGCACCTGCGCGCGCTGGAGCATCCGGCGGCTAAAAAGAAAAAGGCCGCAGCCAAAACGCCGGAGGCAAAGGAGGGTGACTATCTGGCCGGCACGGAAGATAACGTGTTTGCGCTGACCACGGTTTACGCCACTAAGGCCGCCGCGATGCGGGCCGCAAAGGCAAAATGGGACAAGCTGCAGCGCGGCGTCGCTGAGTTCTCACTAATGCTGGCAATGGGCCGGGCGGATCTCTTCCCGGAAACGCCGGTAAAAGTCAGCGGGTTCAAGGCGGTGATCGACGCGCAGCCGTGGCTAATCAGCAAGGTAACGCACAGTCTGAGCGGCAGCGGCTACACCACGGCGCTGGAGTTTGAGGTGTTGCTGTCGGATGTTGAGTATGAAACTGAATCAGAAAATTAAAACTCACTTTAAGTGAATTTTATTGTTATTTTTGTAGGTTTAGGTTATTAAGGCAGTGTACACAAGGAGAACGCTACCATGATGCATTGCCCGCTTTGCCAGACCGCTGCCCATGCCAAAAGCAGCCGCTATATCTCACGCGAAACAAAAGAACGTTATCACCAGTGCCAGAACATTAATTGCAGCTGTACCTTCAAAACGCATGAAAGCATAGCGGGGATGATCGTCTCGCCAGGCCAAACTAACAAGGTGCCGATTTTTACGCACAACGACAGACAGCCATCATTGCTTCACTGATAGGCCCGCGAAAGCGGGTTTTTTTGTAACTGAATTCAGGAGAGTAAAAAAGTCATGCGACACTTTTGCGACACTGACCCCAAGAAACAAAAAAGCCACTCCTTGCGAAGTGGCTTAACTGCATGATTTTCATAATTAATTCTGGTGGCCCCTACTGGACTTGAACCAGTGACCAAGCGATTATGAGTCGCCTGCTCTAACCACTGAGCTAAGGGGCCTGTGGCGCGGGATTATAAAGTAACTTGCGGATGCAATCCAGCTATCCACCACTGTTTGTCTGTTTTTTAGGCATC